AGTTCTTGACTGAAGCTCCTTCTTATCTAACATTTCAAACTCTTCCTGTAATTTATGTAGTTTTCTATACCTTTTTGCATAGGCTATTATCTCCCCTCGATCATTCTCAAACCCTATCTTACACCCATAGTAATCTGCTAACATAAATAAGTTCCTATTAAACTCATCAGAACTATTAGGTCTACCTACATATGAGGCTACTATCATGTCATCTGGCCTTGATATATTATTAGGTCTTTTAATTACATAAGCTGCTCCTAAAGATGTTGAGTCTGCTGCTTGACTTTGTCCATATGGATCATGACATAGCACATATAAATTATGTGGTACTTGCTGTTTTTCATTTCTATATGGAGATTCATATAAAATAACACTACCTGTATTATCATCTTCCCGTCTGTGAGGATACCTAAGTATAGGTTTATTAGAAGGATTAGGTTTAAATTTAACAGAACCAGTTGTATCATGATAAAAATCCCCAGCTGTACCTATAGAATGTAAATCATTTGCTTTTATTTTATTATATTGTTCTTGAAGTGATGCAACATCAAATAAATTTGCTGTAACTTGTAATGTAGCTTCTGCCGGAGAGAAAGGGTGCTCTGCGATGTATTGGTCTAATGATTTGGCATCTGCTGCACCCTTTTTTTTATCTCTAGCACTTCCTTCGTATTCTATAGCTTCTTGTTTTTGAGAATTACCTTGTTCATCTATAAATCCATCTAGATTAGTATATATAGGTATAAAATACCCACATTTTGTTCCCATTGATCCTTCGTCCCATATATTTTCATACGCCATACAATCATATGCTGCAGGATTATAAAATATCTCTTCCATTGCTTCAAAATCAGCACCTTCTGTACCACCTGTACCAAAAGCTACCATCATACCTAGAGTTTTAGAACCTTGTCTCATTGTTGGCATTGTTACCTCCCATGCTTTGAGTAGTCCGGGGAAAGAACCAGCTTCCTCAAAGAAAACTAACTCTCCCGCCTTTCCCCTCACTTTATCTGGAGCATCTTTCAAAGACACCCCTATAATCTGAGATTTCATACCCATCTCAATATCTACTCCATTAACTTTCTTCTTATATCCAGACATCTTACTCATCTCCCTATCTCTAAGACGAGGTTGAGTCCATGCTGTATTATCATCTATAAAAGATAAAAACTCCCATGCTTTAGATAAAAGACCATCACCAATTAAGTATTCTTTTTGTGCAGCAAATACAAAGTTCTTAGAATTACGAATAAAGAAGTAATTACGAGCAAGCATTGATCCAGCTTTATAAGAATATCCCTTACGCCTTGCTTTTAAGACAATCATATGTCTATTTTCTGCCCTAGCTTTATCTATCTCATTAAAATAATCCCAATCTCCGTCATAAAATGCAGGGAATGTCCTTTCACGTCTAGATTGCATAGTACCATCCGGTAATTCCTCATCTATCGCTCTATCAATAGGACAGTAGTTTAAATAAAAGTAATGAAATCCTGTAACATGTAACTCATCTTCTGTACCAGCATCAGCTGTGTATCCATATAAGCATCTGCTCTTTTCTTCATCCCAGTATTCATAATAATCCTTAGTACCAGGAAGAGATGTGGTATACGCACTGTACTTTAAAAAATGTACAGCAGCTGGCCTTATTCTATTTGTGTTCCTTAACATCTTTACAATCAACTAATTCTGCACACTTCTCATATTCTTCTAACTGAGAGAAATGTTCTATAACTAAATCTATTTCATCATTAGATATATCTTCATGTATAAAAGGATTAAAAGGTAAAGGAAAATCCCATAAATCATCTGACTCCTCTTCTAATTCAATTAATACATCTTCAAAATCAATTCTCTTAGTTATAACATTATATGCGTTTATCATCGCATCATTGTAAAGCTCTAAATCTTCTAAAAAATCCATTATACACTATATTTATTTGTCTCAACTCCACCTCTATTAAGATTAGCAGCCTGTTCTTCTCGTTTTACTATTTCTTCTAGTCTTGTTAACCCATCTACTACTTTACCCATCTTCTCTAAGTTGTTAATCAAGTCTTTAGCGGCGTATATAGGCTTACCCCTATCATCTATCTCTGTTAGATCTATAGTTCTAAAATATTTCTCTAACTTAACAATAGATTCTCTTGCAGCTTTTAATAACCTTACAGCTGATGTTTCAATTAACTTTTCATACTTGTCACACGCTGCTGATACTTTACTTGAAGGACTCCACTTACTGTCTTCTCCAAATACACTAGATATTACCTCTATACTTCTTTGGTCCCACTCATATATAGAATATGCAGATCTATGATCTACCATAAAGTATACAAAAGCTAATTCTTTTAACTTTAAATCCTTGAATTCTAATATAGTACGCGCATACGGACTAGCATGCACAGTATTACTTTCTTTTATATAAAGTAAATCATCTTGAAGTTTCATAATCTTTTTCTAATATTTCTAATAAAGCTTTATCGCCGTACATAATTCTAGAATTAGAATATGTAACATACTCTTCAGGCTTAAATATCATTTTAACCTCTGTGACCCTATTATCGTCATTTTTACGTATAGTCCACCTTCTTCCTCGTACTGTTTTATTTTTTTTAAGTGTTGTTCTTAAGCTCATAGTTCAAATTTCTTATGTGTATTACCTGTTATCAAACAAACATAGTCTTTTTCTGTCGTATAGACACGTCTCCTACAGTTTTTATTGTGAAAGTTACAATAATGCAAGAAGTTAAACCTTCTTAGGAGGTAATTTGTTATTTTTTTCATTTGCTCTTCTAGTTATATGTTTTACTCTGTTTGGATTAACTGTAAACTTACCTAAATAAGGTAACCGTACAGTATCAAAACCACCGCTATTCATTATCATTGCAGAGAATTTAAACTGAGAAGCTATAATTTCTTTAATAACTTTTGCAGGTAAATCGTACTTATTTGATAATTGGTATATTATTTCGTGTTTACTGCTCCCCATTTATTTATTGGACATGCTGCTGTACCCCATTTACATTTTACGGACATAGTACATCCACATTTCATACACTTATCTCCAGATAAATGTTCACAAGAATTACATGTTTCTAAACGCTCTTTAAATACTTCTTCTGGAACTATAGGTGCTCCTGCCGCTATAAATTTTACTGCTTCTAAAGCAAAGTTTTTTGTTAATTTTAATATATCCATATTATAAATCTGTTATTATTAATTCTACTAATTCTCCTTCTCTGTCTTGTACAACAGCAAGTAACGAGTCTTCTATCCAATAAAAACTCAGTATATTCCCCATTCTATCTCCCTCGTACCACTCTGATAGAGACAGCTTGCTCATTTGAGAGGATTTTGTGTAAGATGTATCGTCCATTTTTAAATTGTATTGCGTTTTTATCTTTCAACTTCTTTACATAGTTGTTTAAAGTATTATAGTCTTTTAGACCTCTATTTAAAGCAACTGACTTTTTAGCCTCTATTGTACATAACCCATGCACAGAAGATACCCCAATAAAATCTAATAGTACGTCCATTTCTTTACTAGTTAGTTTAAAAATACTATTCCAAAATGATACATACTTAGATATTGTATCTAAATTTAATGTTAGCTTCATAGATCCTCTCTTAATGATATTATTGCTTTAGTTCCATCAAACTGTATTTTAGAAGTAGTTGATTGCACATTAAAAGCCTCTACATGATTCTTTATGTTCTCTCTACTTGCTAAGTATGATAGAAATACCCCTAACTCTTTAGCGGTCTTTACCAACCTTTCTCTAGCTTCTTTAGTCTTTACAGATGCTTCTAAAAACGTATGATAGTCTTCTAAGGTAATAGTTACTGAACCATTCATTACATTATACCTAAACAGTGAAACTCTGATACTAATACATGAGAAGTCTCATTTATATCAATAATCATACCTGCTACTGAAGGATCTACCATTACCGTATCCCCTTTCTTAATATGTTTAACTTCAGGTCCAATGTCTATAACTTTTAAAACGTTAGTAGTCATTTTATTACGATCTGTTTCAGATAATATAATACCTGCTTCAGTTTTAGTTTTTCTTGGGTCTGGTAATAAGATCCAATCTCTTAAGGGTTTAAATGTTTCTTTTTTCTTTGCCATTGTATTTAGTTTTAATTTCCAGGCAAAGATATAAATTATTTTTTTAGATCAGTATCTTTTTTAGACTTTTTTTTATACGGACAATGCAAACACTTGTTATTACAACAATGTCCTCTCTTTAAATGATACTCTTTGGTAAACACAACTTTCTTATTTTTATCTAAATAATAATCTTTC